GCACTATTACCCTCAACTAAAAGTAAGGTTGAATTTTGTCCAAGAAATTCTGCATCCTTAAGTTTATCAGATGCAAAAACTTTTTTCTTTTGATTTTTCTCAACTTCTTTTGTGGCGCTCATTACTTGCTGACGTGCTTTTTCTGCCGCAGCTTCGGCGCGAGCCACTTTGTTAAGTAATTCAACTACTTGATTAAAATCATCTTTTCTTTTTAAAGCAAATTCTTTTAAACAATCACTTATCGCAGTAGAAGTTGCAGTTCGTGCTTCGGGGTTTGCTAAAGCTGTTTTCTGCTGATTTGTAAATTGCCCCATTTTAACTTTAACGCTTACGAATCCATCAAGCACATCTCGAATTGTATCTCCATCATATTTTGTTTTAGCAAGAGAATTAAAGGTTCTTGTTAATGAAGATTTGAAACCACTAATAAAGGCTCCTCCATCTGGCATATATAAATTATTTGCATAACCACGAATTTGTCCTTTTTTACTTACCCATTGGAGAGCCAATTCAACTTTACAATCATTTGTTTCATAACTATAAGAAAATGGCTTTGAAAGACGATTTTCCTTTAAAAGACCATCAATTAGTCCACTCTTTGAAAAAAATTCTTCTTTTTCCCCATCTATATATAAATAAATATGTAACCCAGTAGAAAACATTGACATTTCTTTTAACATTGACCTTAAACTTTCAATATCAATAAAAATATCTCCATAAACACGAGGATCTGGTTTATAAACAATTGTAGTACCGGTATCTTTACCATCATAAGGAACCTCCATAACTTCTGTCGTTGGAGTTGCTCCCTCTTCGTTAGATTCAAAACGTTGAGTATAAATTTTACCATCACGTTTAACAGATACAATTAAAAACTCTGCAGTGTGACAAACAATTTTATTTCCTTCTCCATTAATACCAACAGCGCTAGAATATACCCCCTCCGTATGTTTTCCTCCAGAGTGTGGTATTAAGAAGGCGGCAGTCAAAGAATTTTGTCCATCATCTCTTATTCCTACTGGTATACCCCTCATATTATCGCTAACTATAATTTCTCTTGTCTTTGTCGAAAGAGTTATTTTTAAAAATGGATTGGCTGGCTTATAAACTTCATATTCATCTTGTACATTTACAATTAATTCTCTTAAACCTAAGTTAATTGCCTCTTGTTTATCGGCAGAAAGATACATACCTATTTTTTCTCTAAAAGCGCGGCCTGCACTTAAACTAATTATATCATTTGCCGTATAATTCATTTAATATCTCCTTTATTTTTTCTTCAATATCATCTTTATAAGTAATATAATATAATTTTATATTATTTTTCTAACAAAAATCAAATTTTTCCTTATCTCTTCTTACTCGTTCTTCAAATTTATCTTTTGTGTTCCAACCATATTCTTTATAGGTAAAATGTATATCTCCTTGATATTCAATTAATCCTAATAAGTTATCTTCTTTATCAAATAAAGCAAAATCAAACTAGTATGGATAAGTTATACAGATAAAATCTTTAAAACTATATTCACTTTCATACTTAATCCCCGCTTTGTTTAATAAACGATTTATCGTCATATTTCCTATTGAATTAATACATCCACAAGAGTTAGTATCACCACATTGTAAATATTGGTGCTAAACATCACACTCATTTCCACAATCACATTTACAATGCCATAATCTTGCGCGTCTTCCATCTGATTTATTTATAAAACCATTTTCGTATAAAACAACTAATCTACCAAATCTTTTTCCAATTAAATTACCGCCACGTTGTAAATTTGATTCTATAGCTCGTTCTTTCTAATAGCACCCACAAGATTTAGTATTACCAGAACGTAAATGCTTGCCTAAAACTACTACTTCATTTCCACATTTACATTTACATAACCATTGAGCACGACCTTCTTTTGTATTTTCTGCTCTAGCGATTACTGTTAAATATCCATATGTATTTCCTAATTCATTTTTTAATCCCATTTTTATCACCTCTATTAATAAGTAACCGGACTAAATGGATAATACATATTTTTAGACCAGTATATCATCTATAGTATAATTCATTTAACATCTCCTCATATCTTTTTATAGTCACACGGCTTCTATTGTTTTTAGAATGTTCATCGCAATAATACCCGATCCAGTTCATTGTAACATATTCCGCGGGCGCGCCACATACACAACAAATTGTTCGTGATAAATCTTGATATTTCTCTATAATATTGCAAAGCTCATCATAGATTATTTTAGGAGCACCTTTATCATACCAACAAAGCTCTCCCCATTTTTCTTTTATCTGAGTTATTCTATAATCATAAAGATAATCAGCTTTTTTCAATACTTTAGCTATCTCTTCACACATTTGTATGCCAAAAGTTTTTTTCCAACCACTAGGCATAGCATCTAATTCGGTCCAAGTATAGTCATAATTTTCTATCTCTTTATCTGTAAAACGATTTCTAGGTATAAGAAAAGGATATTCTATACAAAGCCATCTATTATAATCCGGGGTACCCTCTTGTGCGTTCTTTAAGTCATTTTCCCAATCTTTATATTCATTACTCATTATTTTTCACCTTTCTTCCATTCTTAATTATATTATACTAAAAATTTATAAAAATTGCAAATTTAAAATTCTCTAAAATGAAAAAAGAAGGTTTTACCCTTCTTATTCCCAGTTTTCTACTTTTTTCTTGCGTTTTTTTGAAGGAGTTTTTGCCCAGATTAACTAATCCATCGCTCTAGTTGCCGCAACGTAGCATAAGCGCGCCTCTTCATCATTATATGCAAGTAAATTATAGACCGCAACTTTTTTATTTTCTAACCCCTTACTTGAATGAACTGTCAACACTTTAATAGTATTCTCTTTCAACTTTCCCTAAATTTGAGAATTTGTTAAATCAGCCTGTTTAAAGGTATCATTTGGTATTTCAACCTTGTTTAATATAGTCTGAAAAATTGTTACATCTGCATTTGTACGGCATAAAATAAACCAATCTTTCCATTGTTGATTAGGTTCATAACGTTTTATTAAGTCTACCAACTATGAAGGTAATACTTCTATCTATATTACAGGAGAGGTAAAATCGGGTTGCCGCATAGGTATTGAATTATCTTCATACTTATACCCAAGCCGCCACAAAAACTTTTTTGCAAATTTTAAAATAGTTGGAAAGTTACGATAATTTCGATTCATTTCATAAACAGTAACATTTAATTCTTCTTCTTTTTTTAATAAATACTCTGGATAAGCCCCTGCAAATCCATAAATGCTTTGCCGCAAATCATAAAAATACATGTAATTCTTTGGCTTTATTAATTCAAAGAATTCAAACTATTCTTTTGTTGAGTCCTGTGCTTCATCTACTAATAAATAATCAACCTCTTTAATACATTGTGGGTTTTCCTATATTAAAGGAAACAAATCGTCAAATTGTTCGTTATCTAAAATTTTTGATGTATCAATTGATCCACTACGTAAAAGATAATTACAATAAGAATGAACTGTTCCAATAAACAGACCATCCGGCCGCCCTATTCTTTCATACATTACCGAAGCAGCGTTATTGGTAAAAGTAATAGCCACTATTTTATATGGGTCAATTCCCTAACTTAATAAATATTTAATTCTATTTACTAATGTCTCGCTTTTTCCAGATGCGGCAGCACTTGGTACCAAAACATGGGGCGCGGCAGTAGTAATTATTTGTCTCTATATATCATTAATCGTCATTTCTATCCCCTCTAACACTATTTAACCCATAATTTTTACTATCATAAAAATCTATATAAAACGATTCTCTTTCTCTTAGCTTTTCTTTTGGTGTTTCTTCTAATATTTCAAAAGTAAAATTTTCAGGACCATCTTCTGCCATTACTCTATGCAGTTGACTTGATGCTAATGTACCTACCCCAATAGCAGATTTTACATGATCTTGCCATCTTTTATCTATTGATACGGTTTGTCCTATATAAATTTCTCCCGTTTTTAACCTAGTTATCTTATATACACCGCTAATATCTCCTTTTGGGAGTAATCTTTTTCTTAAATCAGCAAGAGGTTTTTGATAATAACCAGTCCAAATTATCTTATTAACAGCATCAGGCTTAGATAAATGTAAACTTGCATTTTTAAGTATTTCTATATCCTTTTTATCTAAATCACTAATATTCATTTTATAAAAGGCCTTATCTTCCTCTATTTGACGTTGGCGCATTAATTCTTCATTTATACTATCACGTTGCGCCTTAAAGTTGTAAACCTAAACAAGTAAATCTCCAAGCTATTGTTCCAATTCCTATTTTTTAAGCTAATAATCTTCTTCGGCTTCGGTTATAGCTTTATTTATCTTTTCTTTTTGTTGCTGATAATATTTTTCAACATTCTCTTTAACATGAAGACGCGCCGTATTTTCTTTAGCTTTCATTAAAGTATTAAGCTCATCTTCCCTTATCTTTAAAAGTGAATTATTAAATTCTTTTTTCTAATCTATATCTCGCTAAATTAAATTACAAGAATATTCTAATTCATTAACTTTA